TGCATTCTGTTTATAGTGTTTGGAGCAATAGTAATAGTACACGCTGAATCTAGTGTGCCTGTATATTCAACATACATAGCTCTAACTGGGTCAGTTGCACCATCTGCAATAGTTGAAGTGTGAGTATCAGCATTGGTTGTAATGCCTTCGGTTCCATAACCTAATGCTTCACCAATTAATTCTAAATTAACGTTTGTGTTTGTTCCCCATGTACCACTAGCATCACCAGTGGCCATCTCATTTAATCTGAGATCATTTACATATGTACTTGCCATTTCTTTTCCTCTGCTTTACGCAACTTCTTCCCAATTGGGAGTTTGAGTAACATCTATCCCATTAGGAGTATTATAATTTGGACTTTGGCTTTCATCAATACGTGACCATACCAAAAGTGCTCCAACTGATCCTGTGGCGCTTTGTCCTGTTGGAAAAACGTTTGCTTCTGCGTCTGGGGTTATTGCACCTACAGATCCAGTAGCAGCATTAAGTGTAACAGATAAATTATTGTTTGAAATAGTTGTCGCAGTTCCAAGAGCTGAAGTTCCTGCTTGGCCTGCTGGTGTTACATTTGCCTCGCCATCTACAGCAACTGATACAGAGCCTAATGTTGCTACAACCCCAGGTACGCTAGCTATTGCTTGAGCATTTACTCCAGCTTGAGGAGCGCCTGTTGTTCCTACTAAAGATGCTGGTACTACATTTGCTTTTGCAACAACTGCAACAGTACCTAGAGCAGATGTTCCTGCGCCTGGAGCTGTAAGTGTGACTGGTAGGGCTTCACCAAACGTAAGTTGACCCCACGTTCCTCGACCCCAACCGTTTATATTAGCCATTTAAGGCTAGGCGATTCTTATAATCGCTGTAGAAGCTGCTGCCGCTGGGAATACAATAGTAAAGTCTCCGGCAGTAGAAGTTTTATCTCCACCAAAGTCGATTGCTGCAACTGATTTATCACCATTTGTATCGTTATAAATCATACAACCTCTAGCTGTAACCGTAGCTGTACCAAAAGTTAAATCTACAAAATCTGTAAACCCAGTAGTACCAGCGCTGGTAGGTTGGACTTTTGTTAAAGCTGCTCCACCAGATGTGTAGTTGGTTCCAGTTGCTTGACCTGTTGTGGTAAAAGCCGTGGTAGCTGCGCCTAATGTGGCTGAACTTGTGTATAAAGCCAGTTTAAAAGCGTTTCCGTTAGTAGCAAAATTATGTGTTGCTTCTAGCAGTTCTTTTTTAAAACTGGTTGTAAGTGTTGATGTAATTGCCATTTTAAATACCTTTGATTATTTTAGCTAAATCTTGAGCATCTCCTTGAGCCAGTTCTTGAATCAAAGATGCTTTATAAGATTTTATAGCATTTTTCATATATATCAAACAAACTTTATAGATTAAATCTTTGTAAGCCCTAGCTTGATCTTTAATATGTTGTTCATTTTCATCAGAATAACCAACTATTTTGTCAGTTAATTGCTTTGCCCAAAACTCCGGAGGATGTCCTCCATAATTTGAAGTAGCTACTTCTATTATGCCCAACTCAGGCAATCCACCAGGAGTTAATTGATCTACCATTTCTTAGGCTCTACGGGATAAAGGTGGCTATCATCTCTTCCTATAAGTGTAGGAATATGATGTTTTTTTGTTATCTCTAGTTCACTCATTTTAGAAACTTTTAATGTTTCTCCTTCATGCATTACAACTAATGGATCTGCAAGTCTATGATAACCGTATAACTTTTGTTCAGCAGGTACATCTGTATCTAACAACCCACTAGTAGAGGCTACCTCTATTTGTATTCCTTTTTCTATACATTTAGATAACCAGAATTCAACACACCCTCTTCCGGATTCTGCAAAATGCATATTGCCTTTATAACTGAAATCAATACCAAATAATTTAATGTTTGCAACATTATTCCAATACGCAAAAGCTATTGAATAGGCAACAGTATTGTTTAAATAATAACTATTAGTGTCTTGTAAAACTTCTTTTATAGGGTATTCAATTAAACCAGGACAACGCTCATCTAATTCACATGTATAAATAGGGCCTTTATGTTCAGTTAAAAGTTTAACCATACTTGATGTTTGTCCACCAGCGTCATCACTATCTAAAAACCTAGATGCTGGGTCCATCATAAATACTCTATCGTGATAGATAACAGATGCTACAGCGTTTATGCACCATACTTCGTCAAAATGAATTCCATGAGATTTGGCTAAATTATAATCAAACCAACTTTTTCCCATCCCAACAATAGCAACAGTCTTGCCTGCAAGACTTTTAATCTTCTTCATTTTCTCTCCTTTTTAAGAAACAGGACTTCTTAAAGAATCATAACGATATTCGTCTTTTCTTCCTCTTGCCTCTGCTTGATTTTTTAGTCTTAAAACTTCTAAATTAAATCTTTGATCGTACAATTGCATTAAATCTGCATCGCCTTTCATAAAAGTATAAGCCTCAACTAAACAACCGTATAATAAAGCATTCCTAGCATTTTTAGAAAGCCAAGTTCCAGTTGTACTAGATGTAAGACTTGTTGGTATGTAAAGGTAATGTAACTCAACGTTATAATCTAAATTAGGAACAGGAGACACTACTAAAGTAGATCCGTTGTCTGTTCCAGTAGAAAGTTCTTTATCAAAATCTGCATAATACAAAGGCTTTCCTCTTTCTGATTCTGCAACCGCATCGTCAGAATACGCACGCATAAAGCTTGTGTGTTTTTTGTCTAGGTAATGATAATCGTTGCTGCTGTCTATTACAGCCAAAGAAAAACTCATTAAAAAATCAGATGGGGCTGTTAGATAAGTATTCCCAGCAGTTAAATTACCAGTAACATTTTTTCTAAAGTAATCCAGTTGTATTAATTGAAACAACCTATCTTCAGCACTAATAATAAAATCATTTAAAGTAGAAACAAAAGTTGTTTCCTCATTTTCTGTATAATTTTGTATTAAAGTTTTTAATTCAGCTAATGTCATGATGTGGTAATTGTAACTGTACCTAATGAACCTGTCACTTTGCTTACTACAAATTTAGATCCTAGTAATGCTGGATTCATAGTTAAAAAATTTATACTGGTGTCAGTAAAGTTATTTGCATCACTTACCACAACAAATCCTTCTCCAACTTCTACATCATTATTAGGCCTAGGATCATAAAGAGCTTCGGGATCTGAAGGCGCTTTGTGAACTTCTAATTGTGGATGTTTAGGCTCAAAACATTCTGAACAAACTTTTGCACCATTCCATTCTTTTGATAACTCAAGTAATTTATATTGAAAACCACATCTATCACAAAGACCTTTTGCAAATTTACCTAAAGCGTATGCCATTTTACAATCCAGATATGTAAGGTCGAACCCTAAAAGAAGCCCTGTCTTCATCTTGATCCGCAGCTCTTCTAAACTCTTCTTCGTAAATAGCTTTTAATTGTGGAGTTAATTGAGGGGCTTTTTTAAGAGATAAATAATAAGCTAAACCTGCTACAAAACAAGGAAAAAACCTAAAAGGCATATCCATTGTATTTGTTGCTTTATCAGCATCGTCCATTCTTATAATTTTATTAAACATTAAAACATCAGTAGAGTTTTCTGGTGCTGGCCATATTTTTAATACCGGAGTAGTTAACTTGTCAAAAAAGAATTGTGATGGCCTGGATTTAGTTTCTTTGTTAGGTATATTTGTAAATTCAGATCTGCTTATCCTATTCATGCTTATGTCTGTTTGAGTGTTATTAATTGTTCTTCTTAAAACAACATCTAAAACGTCAATTACATTAGTATTTAAAGCATAAAGGGCTGTACCCTCTGTTAAAGATTGAGTTGTCTGCTCTATTGTCCATTGATTTAGGCCTCTGTTAGCCCATTCTGCAAGCATTAAATTAACGCTTCTTATAGCTGTTTTTAGGTCGTATCCTGTTCTTAATTCAAGACCACAGCGTTCATAAGCTTCTTCAATAAACTCAGTTACGTTTGGTTCAAAATCTGTACTACCTGATAACGCCATTATTCTTCGTATAAATTGTTAAAAGTAATTGATGGGTCTAAATAACTCTCATGACCTTCAGCCGAATGCGTCCATTGTGACGGCTTAAAATCTGGAGGTCCTTCGCCTGTAACCCATAAAGCAGGGCTTGTTGCCCTTACTCTATTGTTTGGCAAAGCAATTAAGTTACCTTTCCATTCGCAATCCTCAGTTATATATAATACATGAGATTGTTTGTGTTGTGCAGAGTCATCTGCAATTTCATTATTGGTGTAATCAACCGTAAATAAATATTTTGCTTGATAAAAATCAGATCCTATTTTTGCTATCCAGGGAGAAGAGCTAACTCTATCCATTACAATAACCGAATGATCTCTAGACTCACAATCCCAAGGTTGCACTAAATGGTCTTCCATAGGTTTTGGGTAGTCTGCCATAGGAATATCTGCTACAAGACCTTGTATGGGCATTCTGGCCCACATAGCGCCACCATGAATGTTGCCTTCGTCCCAATCATCACAATTAGCCTCTTGCCCAGTAAATACAACTTGGAAGCTAAGAGATCTATCTGGAATGGTGTTTACGGCTATTGCAAGCGCGTGTATGTACTCATTTTGGTATTTTTCGTGATCATGAGTAAATTCTCTCCTTACCCAGCATTTGAAATGCGGGATATTACTTATCAGATGCGGCACTAATTAACTTTGATCAGCTCTTCTTCTGTTTGCATTTCCTGCTACTACAGATCCACCGTTTTTCATGCCTGGACCCTTAGACTTCTTCATCATACTTCCACCTTTAGACTTCTTCATAATACTGCTGTATTTTGTATTTTTCATTATTTTTTCCTCTAAGAGATTGTTGTAACTTTTCTTTTAGGTTCCATAACACTTCCACAGCCTTTAGCTATGAACCCACCGTTTTTTTTCTTAACTCTATTTTGTTTTGCCATAGCTTGTTCAATAGCATCGCCTCTAGTTTTTTCATAAGAGGACAATTTACCATCGTTGTTTAAATCCGCAGGCCCACCTCTTCCTTTCATTTGCCTTGTTTTTGCAGCATCTTTAAAATTTTTTGAAGTAGGAGCGCCTTTATCTCCTTTCTTACGCATAGTTTCACCGGAACCGGCTGCTATACGTTTCTTTTTTGCGTGTATGTTTGAATATAATCCCATTTAACAACTCCAGTCTTTGCGCGCCCAATAGTTTGCACTACATCTGTCGCTTTTAATTCCACCACTTCTAGCACAATAACTTTTTTTTCTAGATGCGCTGTTTTTATGCATACCCATCTTTTTATCGCCAAAAGTAATACGTTTTACTTTACCACCATCGCTACTAGGACACATAACATAAACTTCTTTACGTTTCTTACCGTAGCCTCCATTTCCTTGAGGAATGGCCCTGGGTTTATTTAATGTTACTGTTTTACCCTGCCATTCAGCCATTTTTTTTATGCAAAAAATGCAGTCATAGATCCAAAGGTTGCAGTTGTATAATTAATATATAAACCACCAGTAAATAATAGCCCATTATCAGGAATAGTTATATCTCTAGTTGTTGTTGCGCTTGCTACAGATCCTAGTTTAAACAAACTGCTTCCATTTGGAGAAGTATTTACAAAATCTACATTGCCTGCTGTAGCAGAGCAAACAAGGTTAATACCTTGTAACCTAGTTCTACCTGCAAAAATAACGTCTGCAACTGCTGCATTAATACCAGCTGAAACATTACCTGCTGGATTACCAACAGCTGTTATTGAGGCTATTGTTCTAAAATATTTAGTTCCAGTAGCCGTTCCTGCGTTAGCACCTGTTATGGATTCTGTTTGAGCATCTCCATTAACATCAGTGCCGACTACAGTAAATGATTTAGCTGCATCATTGCCAGCAGAGAGGATTGTTACAATCCTTCCGCCAACATTGGTAACAGAGCCTCCGTCAGCTAACGCACCACCTATAGTAAGTGCTGCATTATTTCCAACTGCTGCTGCTGTTGATATTCCATCTGCATCTAAGGCTTGAGCATCGGCAAGAATAAACTTACCCTGAACATCTGAGCCTGTTAATCTACCTGCCATAAGTTACTCCTTAAATAATGCCTGTAAGGTTAATTAGTGAGTAATCTGTTGTTACATTAACAATCATAACTACACCAATTACCTGAATAACATCTCCTGCTGCTGGTCCAACTGCACCGACAGCTCCTAAAGGTACTGCGTGGTTACCCACTACTAGTGTTCCTGAAGTCAATACTGTAGCTGGTCCTGAAACCGCAAACCAACCATAAGCACTAGCTGCCATATCTACTACTGTTACACCAAGTGTAGCACCTGTAGTTGTTGCAGCTTGACCTATTTGAGCACTTCTTGGGTCAGGAATTAAAGTAATTCTTGAGCTTGTTGTAATTGCTGTTGCTAAATCATCGTAGCAAGTAATAACAATAGAAGGATCA